CGCCCATTGCCTCCAGACGCGATGTGCGCCCCGCAGAATCCTGTGTCACTCGTCGCCGCGATAACCGTGAATCCAGTGATTCTCCAAGCTGTCTGGGAAGCAGAAGTGACGTTTATAAGATACATAAACCCGTTGCAGGTTTTATTGGGTTCGTCGTCTATGATCACCGTCTGCCCAATGCCCTGTCCTTGAAGGGTTATGGCATGGCTCATGTTGAGCGTCGAAGTCCAACTATTCGATCCACCGATGGTTGTCGATGTACAGGTGGGGATGATGACCGTATCGCCATCGACGGAAATAGCGTTTTGCGCGGACACGTCCGCATAGGAACACGATGCCGCTGTGCGCGTCGTGGCGAAACAGGAGGGCGCGATCAGCAACAGAAGAAAAGTTAGTTTTCTCATTGCAGCCACAAGGCATTCCCTGCCGTTATTGACGTGATTGCATCCCCGTAATTCGCTTGCTCCCCGCCGCACGTTGCTCCGGGCAGCACCGTGTAGTAAGCATCACAGGGACGCGAGCAAACTCCAGCCTCTTGTCCGTCATAGGCGTTGTCTGAAAGAGACACGAGTCCCTGATTGACGTTTTGGAAATCTTCTGTCACCCAGAAGTTCAGACCAACCGCCTGAATCGTGTTGTTGAAGCTGGGTATCGTGAAAAGGTCGTTCGCTTCATCAAACCATCCCTGACCGCGCGCTGCTTGGCTTGGGTAATTGATGGCGCCAGTGGGCTTACAGGAATAGTCCGAGTCAATGTTTGCAGGCATCACATTGAACATCGTGAAGGGCTTATTCCCTATGTACTGCGTGTGATATTGAAGGCGGGCAAGCCATTCAGTCTGAGAACTAGCTAGGATGTGCTGGAATCCGCCTGTAAAGAATCCATCCACGTAGGGGGCTTCTCCTGCGTCGAACTTGCTGAAAGCTGAGACTCCGTAGCTGCCTGTCACGTCCAGGCCGAAGTAAGGGAGATGTGAGCCGGCCGCAACTAAATTAGTGCGCATCGTCTGAAAGTATTCAGCGGCAAGCTGAGACACCCAATTATCGAGGTCCGCTCCAAGGTTCGCGTTTGCATTCGGCGCACCGAAGCCGCCACCGCCATTCTTGCAAGCCGTATAAATCGCATAGCTGGGATTCGGCCCTTCCAGGCACCATGAGTTCGTTCCCACCCAAGAAGTATTTGCTCCGCTCTCATCCATGAGCCCGGTGCCGCCCTGCATCCATCCGCCATACTGGTAGCTGATGGTGATAGGCGTAGTATTTGCCGGTGGGCTTACGAAATTGATCGTTACCGCGCCCGTCGTGTAATTGATTGTGCTGGTCGCCGGCGTGATGAGGTTTGCTACCGAGCTCCCCAGCGTGCCTGTGTTTGCTGTGCTAGTGAAACAGAGCACGGCGGGAGAAACATGAACCCAGGGGCAATCCCCCATCTGATCCACGCCACCGACAAATATTTGAATGCTGAAAGGGTCTATATTCCCGTGCGCCGCGGTGTGGGTAAATGTTGTGGTGGTGCCGTCGCCCGTGCCGAACGATTCAGCCGTTACCTGCGTGGCGGTTGAATCGAACGTGGTGTAGGTCGAACCCCACGCCGTATTGAGTGCTCCAATCGTCGTGTACTTCTGCTTCAGGTAATCGCGCAAGCTGCATGGTGCTGAGATCGAACAAGTCGTTACCGGATTAAGTGCCTGTGTCTTGGAAAAGTTCTGCGTAATCGTATAAACCAGTTTCTTATTTCCGATGTCCGTTCCGCTGTTGTAGGTCTGCACGGGTGAAGTCAGCAGTGTAGTCCAAGCTGGATTCGGCGCTGTTTTACCGGTGACGAAATCGGGCGTCGCCCCCGCCCCCGAGAAGAAGTCAGAATCGTCCGTCAGGACATAGGCTACCCAAGGACTGTTAGTTCGTATTGCCGTAGTGCCTGGATTGGTATGATCTGCGAGTTCTGCCGCCCACACGGTTGACAGACCCGGATCAAACACGTCGAACAAGGCGGCGCCGCGATAGCCTTTCCAGTTGGAGTTCGTCGCTACAATGGAATCCTTGATCGCGCTCGTGATGAAGTTACCCACGTTCTGATAGGCATTCTCCGCTGGTTTCGATTCGATGATGTAGGGTAGAGGAATAGGCTGTGTATGCCCAGGCCACACGCAGCTCGAGCAGGTTGCCAGAGGTTGAGCAAAGCCCACGGAATCCTGCCCTACAGAATTGAATCCCCAATGCGTGACTCGCTTCAGCGTTTGCCACACCCAATTGAAGTTGGCGTCTCCGTACTTCGTGAGAATTATGGGAAAGAGATTGTTTCCACCCGTGCATGGGCTAGGAGTCGGATTCGGCGGAGTTCCAATCCCTATGCTCATGGAAATAAAGCCATGCCCAAGGGGAGTGCAGAACCACCATTTATTGCCGATCTGCTCAACGTGGAAGTAAGGCAGCGTCACCGCGCAGGTCACGTCTGTCCTGCCGCCGTAGATGTCCAGCGTAGGCAGGGCGTGAGCCGCAGGCGCGACGAGCAAGAGAAGAATGGCTAGACGCTTCAAAATAGTTTCCCTTTGGGGCCGCGCCGGTTGGATGCAGCAGGGTCTGAAATCAATGTTATTCCCACTTGATTTTGGGCGAGTCCTGCGGGGCTTTGGTGAAAAGACCAAACTTTAGAAGTCGTAACGACAACCGCTACCGATTCAATAGCGGTCGCGGTGGTCGATTGATTGTCGGAACCTTGCGCCGGAATTGCGTCAAACACAAAGCAAGTTGATGGGCAACCTGTGACGCTACCAGGAGCAAGCACCGGATTGCTGCCGCTGATAGTTACGGCTGTCGAGAAAACATACTCAGAAGCGCTCGCGAGAGTCCCAGAAAGAGCGGTGATAAATGGATCGCCACTGCAACACGCCGAATCCGTGGTACTTGCGTCAAGACAAGAACTTTGGTGAATATTAGAGACTTCCTGGGCATAGGTTGCTGTGATTCCAGCCATCGAAGCGCCCATATCCAGCGTGATCTGAATTGCGTTTGTAGGGCTTGTTATATCCCCGCCACAAGCATAGAAAATTCCGGTGAAGTATCCTGGGGGGGCAAAGACAGAGTTTTGAATTGAACCTGCCTTGTGCCAGGTGATTGTTGCTCCGGTGACGGAGATGTTGCCAGTAGCGCGATCGGTTGATCCGGCTTGTTGGTGATAAGCCAGAATGAGCGCATTAGTCGCGGTGTAATCCGATGTGCAGCCAGTAGAGCCGCCAGAACTTCCAATCGTGATGATGTAATTCTGCTTCGCAGCTCCCCCGTTCACGCTCTTGCAGGTCTGAATATTCGCGGGCGTGACGGCGCGTACAGGCAGCGCGCAGAATAGCAGGGCGAGAAGTAGTTTTATTGGTCGCATTCGAGTGTCGCCGAAACAAACTTGGCCGTTGCAACAGTCGAGACATTCATCGCAATTATGTCGTTGGCTGTAACCGTAGTTGTCGTGAAATCGCTCACCGTCGTTGAATGAATTGCCGTGCCGCTGGAAATCGCTACGCCGCTCGTGTTTATGGAATTGCTCACGGTCGGGATCGCGGTCCCTGTCGCAATCTTCCAGAACTTGATGGTGATCGTGCCTGCGTCAATCAGGATGTTGTAGGCCGAAATGGTGCAGGCGAAGGGCACCGTCATGTAGTCGGTTGCTGTCGAGCCTGCCGTGATTGAGTTCGCGCTGCCAGGATCGCCGTAGGAGAAGACGAGGCCACGAGTCCGCACATTGGCTGTCACGGTGATATTCGGGGTCGTTCCACCGCTTGACGCTGCTCCGCTTGAGCCTGTTACTGCCGTGACAAATCCACCGGCACTGGCTCCGACCGCATCAGGCGACAGGATCGTCGTTGCTACTACCGCTGGGGCCGTGACAGTGGATTCAGCGAGGAATGTCTGGGTTCCAGTTGGCTGTACCGTCGAACCAGTGTCATCCACATCGCCCGCAACCGTCGCGGATGGAATCAGCCAATGGCCCGCCGTAGTGTTGTTGGTGGGAATGACGTTGCAATGAGCCGCCCAGCAAATCGTGGCTGGATTTCCAACCGTTACTGTGCCGAGTGCTACACCTAAAACACCTTGCGTCGTATTCGTGGCGCATATCTGCGCTTTGTTGGTTCCTGATCGGCAAGCCAACTTATTCGCCGTCACGCCGCCTGTATCGACTGTCCACTGGTCGTAATTGCCGGATGTGATCGTGTTGAGGCCGTTGGGAGTTTGCGTGGGACTTGTGCCGGTATCGGTGACGCTGGAATCTAGCGGTGCCACGCCCGCACCGCCGCCCTTCGTGAGCTTGTTAGCACTGAGAGCGCCTGACGTGGCGAGTTGCGAAGTGCTGGAGAAATAGGGGATGCCGCCCGAGGTTCCGGTTGTGGTCAAGCCTAGAGTGCCGGAAGTTGTCACGGGCGAGCCCGTCACGCCGAAGATGCTTGCCGCGGGAACTGATAGCCCTATGCTTGTTACTGAGCCGCCTCCGCCCGTTCCTGTTATGGATTGACACCCGAAAGTATGGGTGGAATTGTCGTAGGAAGTGGCATGGGTTGAATCGCCGCAGCTTGATCCACCATTTATTTGTTTCCAGGCACTCGTATTTAGCGCCGTCGAAGTTAAGAGATAGTCCGGTCCGGCTGCATTCGTCGTAATCGCGAGAGTTCCGCTAGTTGTAATCGGAGAGCCCGAGACAGCAAATCCACCTGGAACCGTCTGGGCTACGCTTGCGACGCTTCCCCCACCACCGCCAGCCCCGCTGATGACTCCGCAATTCGCGTAGTAATTCGCGTTGTCCGAATAAAGGAAGCAGTAGTTTCCTGCTGGGACATCGAGAGTCGCACTCCCGTTGACTGTGCTAACCGTCGGTGTGACGGTGACGGTTCCCGATCCCTGTGCGTTCGTTAGAACCATCGTGAAGCTATTGGCAAAGCCTGCCGATCCCGCTTGCGACAAAGCAACTGCCGTTGCACCCGATGCGGCGGTGTAGCGCACATCGCTCACGCGATCGGTCGATAGAATCGTGTCGCTATTCCCTGTCACCGTGCGCACTGGAACACCCAAAGTGCAATTGCCTAGTGTCGTGGGTGTCTGGAAGCAAATCACATCGTTGGTCGCGGGCGTTGTGAACGTGACGGGAATCGTTTGTATGCCGCAGACGTTTGGCATGAGATTCGTCCCGCACAAATCCTGTGCCAGCTTGATGAATCCTTCCTGCGAAGTAGAGGCTTCAGGGCACTCGAGCGAAATGTCCGATGTGGGCACACCGTTGTCGGTTTGGAAGAAACAATTCAGGAAGTTGGCCTGCGCTGCGGGAGTTGTGTTGCTGAAATTGTCGAGTGTTCCCGCGACTGTCACGCCACCTACCTGAATTGTTTGCCCCGAACCGTTTGGTCCGCCCTGCACATCGGAGATAAACACGTCAACGGTAGCGTTCGTTCCCGGCCCAGCGTTGACGTTCTGGGCGATCCCAAGCTGTTGCACGCCAGTCGGGCAGATTGCCCCCGCATCGTGACCCTGTGCATTTGCCGAAGAGGCCACGATGCAATCATTCACGACGGACGTATTGTCGAGAGTTATCGGGCAGCTTCCGATTTTGCAAAGCATCGACGTTCCGCTTGTCCCGCCCCCCGCATAGACGACGCCTACGATCTTCGTAGTCTGCGCGGCGGGTAGGTTGATGCAGTTTCCGTTCGCATCGCGTGTCACTAGCAATCCATCCGCTGTGCCACTGGCACTGTTCTGGCATAGGAACAGAACCAACGGCTGCGATGTCGGATTCGCGTTCTGAATGATCCCGTTCGCCAATAGAGTCGGAGCATTGCCTATGTCCGTCGGGTCGGTAAACATCGCATAGTTGTTGGCTGTTCCGGCGCCATTTATTCCACCGCCAGGAGGGGGAATAAAACCGGTCGAGGAAAATGTGCTCGCTGCCGATGCGGTGATTGCCGCCTGGACGGTTCCCCCTCCATAGGAAGAAACACGCGCGCGAATCACATAGACTGACGACACGTTGAATCGCCAGGCGCCGTTTGCTGTCGCGGAGCTCACTGCGCCAGTGCCCGCTACTGGCGTTCCGGTGATGGCCGTGAACGGTGAACCACTCGGTCCCGAACCTGTGCTCGCTTCGAATTGCACGGTCGCCGTCCACGTTCCCGAAAGTTGGATAACCGATGAAGCTGCATCCTTCGGGACGTTCACAAAAAGACAGGCGTTCGCCGTAGTGCAGGCGCCGGTGTCCTGCGCCGTGAGGTTTGCGGTCGCAGGAACTTGTTGTGCGGCTGCCGGCACGACGAGGAATGCCAGAAACGCTGCGAGAAGCCACAGCCTTTTCATCGGTGCCTCCATCAGTTCGCTGTCGGAATGCAGTGATAATCGAATGTGACAGTTCCCGAAACTTTGACAGTTATCGTTAGCGTCGTCGTGGCTGGAGTCACCCAATAGACGCCCACTGCGGTGGGATCGCTCGTTGGCGTGGCAGTGCAAACCGGAGCCGCGAGCGTATATGGTGTAGAAAATGTCACTGAACAGGTGGTCGAGGATGAAACCGCGCAGGTGCCCGCTGAGATAATGTTTGCATCGCTTAAACCCGTATAATTGAAGGAATGAACAGGCAGTAACGCCTGATACGCTCCAAAGCCGGTTGCTCCGTCTATGATTGCGGCATACGCCTTGCTGTTGGTATCCGCTCCCGCCGTTCCATAAAGTGTTTTGATAGTGCCACCCGAAGTGCGCGGGTGGTACACGATGGATTGAGCAAGCGAACCATTGGCGGTCAACACCGGATTCAAAGTTATGCACGCCCCTACGTTCGCAGCGCTTCCGTCGCTCGTCGCGGCCGTGTCGCAACTAACCCCCGAAGTCCAAAAGTAAGGCCCACCAGAAACCGCCACTGGTTTGCTGATTTTTATGGCAGGCATGTTGCCAGAGGCGGAGGCGTTTACTGTCGGTTGCGCCGTCCAACCCCCAGCTATGTCTAGTGCTGTCCCTTGGTCTGCGGTATTTTGAATATTCAGGTCAACCTCATCGCTTTGCACAAAAGAGGCTGCATGCCCGGAAAGAGTCTCAGCCAATGAATTGACACCCCAACATTTCACGCCGGTAACTGTGCAAACTCCTTGGAAATATCCGCCGACGCCGTTCGTGCTCGTGGAAGATACATTCGCGTAACCCGCTACCGCAGTGGCCTGCGTCGCTGTTGAACCCGCCCCGATCGTCACGCATCCGGTGATGCCTTCTGTGTCGGCCGTGCCGGTTCGGTTGAAAACAAGCCATTCGGTTGAAGGACTGCAACTATTGAGATTCCCGGCGACGATCGGCCCGTTTACTCCGGGCGTTGTGTTCGTAAAAACTCCGGTGGCAGTGAGCGACCAGGGCAGATGAGAACCGAATGCCGTCGTGGGCGTGGCTGCGGGATTACCGATCAGATCGAGGGTGTAATCGCTCGCGACTGCCACCACCGCACCCGTTCGTCCAAATACGCTGGAAACTGCTCCCCCGGAGGAGCTTGCGCCTGTTCCGGAGGAGCCCGTTGAAAGTGTTATCGCTGCAACTATTGGTCCGCTTGAAAAGGCAGAACATCTGACGCGAATCTGCGCGAGGCCCGAAGCCGTCACGCGCCACGAACCGACTGCGGTTGCAGAAGTGACAGCCGTACCACCGGCGAGCGGGGTAGCCGAAACCGCTACGAATGTGCCCCCTACGCTGGTGGTCCCTTCGAATTGAAGCGTGCCCGTGAAGGTTCCGGTGAGTTGGATCACCGACGCGGCCGCGCTGCCTGGGACGTTGACGGTGAGGCAAGCACCGGCGGTGGTGCAGGCGCCAGAATCGGAAGCTGTCAGATTGGCCGTGTTGGGAATGGTCTGAGCCCGGATGTGTGGCGTAAGCCCAAGCCCGAGGAGCAAAAGAAAAACCGCTATTTTCCTCATTCTTGACCTCCTAGATGTGTTAGTGTGGGAGTGTGAGAATAACTAAGCCTTGTCTCAAGTGCGGTACTGAATTTAGAAGTCAAGCCTCGAAGAATAGACAGTTCTGTTCCCTTCGATGCGCCTATGCTGCGCGACCGCCTGCTTCTCTCTTCTGCAAATGCGGCGCTCCGCGGAGAAAGAGCGGGATGGATTGCCTTGCCTGCCACACCGCCCATAACAACTTGACGCGCAAAAGATGGGCCGATTTCACGCCAGAAGAGAAAGTAAAGCTGGGTGCGAGAGCCCATGCGAGCATGGCCCTCAAGCGCGGGCAGATCACAAGAAGGCGCTGCCAGATTTGCAGTTCTCCGAAGTCCCAAATGCATCATCCCGATTACTCCAAGCATCTTGAAATCGTCTGGCTCTGCCGGACACACCATCTGGATGTTCACCGGGGCCTGATTGCGCCCCCGGATGTTATTGTGGTACGTTAGCTAGTCAACTGTGGGATCGCGTCAATCCAGCGAGTACGCGCTGTCCCTTGTACGAAGGGCGGAGGCGTAAACACCAGATGAGCCCTGGTAGCGACCCACGCTCCGATTGTTGCGGTCGGATCGTAGGACGACGACGGCGCATCGGTGACGATGTTCGTCTTGATCATCTTCCAGTCGGCTTCGCCAAATTCGGTGTCTCCGGGCACACGCATCACGAGCATCAGGAAGCCGTACTTTGCTTGCATGTACGTGCGGTATCCGGTTTTGCCGCCCGAAAGGCTGGCGGTTGCAGTCACGAACGGAGTAATCCCGAACGAGACGCCAAGGCCAGGGCCAATTTCCATGCGCTTCCACTGATTCGTCACGCCGGCCACTTCCTCGTAGCGCCCAATCTCTGAATACTTCCAAAGGTCGGCAATCGAGGCGTTGACTGTGACTGCGTTCGAAATGTCGTTCAGTAGGAGTGGGTGAATCTGCCCACCGTAATCCTCCCCCTTGATCGGCATCGCTGGCAGGTTGAAGAGTTGATTCTTCATCGTGCGCAGCACGTTGATGGTCAAGAGATAGGCCGGGGAACCGCCGGAAATGAGCGCGTTCTGGCCTACGGTGGTGTCTGTGTTGTTCTGCACGTCGAGGCTCGTATAAGCCAGGTTGTTGATGGTGATGCCGAGCTGATAGGCGAGCAATTCCGCCGTCGACTTGGCCTGGTTGGGATCGAGCGATGCAGCCGCCGAGAATGCGGACCAGTTCGCGAAGGCGTTGTACTCCGCGATCTGGGCATTCACGAAGGTTTGACCGAAATATTCTGGGGAACCGATTACGCCATCGGCCGACGCAGGAATCGTGTCGGTGATGAGGTCGTAGGTAAACATCGTGCGGTTGACGCCGGTGTGCAGCGCCTGTTCGCGTTGCTCAGCGGCCCACACGAATGCCGCAGTGTTCGCCATTAGGGGCGGAATGAAAGACGCATCGTAATGGACGATCTGCGCCAACATGTTGTTGGCAACATTGTTTGCTGCCGGATTTGCGGACATGGTGCCTCGCTAGTCTTAGCGACTGGCGAGCGCGGCGTTCAAAATCTTGTATTTCTGGGGATCCCTCATCCAGGCTTCATACTTTCGAGGCTCTTTGTAGAGCATATCGAGAGCCTGTTGCCTGGTAAGAACCGTCGCCGAGCTTGCCGGTCGATCCGACACCTGCGAGTTTCTGATTCCACTCGCAGGTGCCCTCCGCTCTTGGGCTGGAGGGGTGCCCTGATTTGTTGGGGCATTGTCGGGCGAGGCATTGTCAGGACTCGGTGCGGGAGAATTGTGGGGCCGCTCGACCAGCCTCGTGCCGAGCACGGCGGCTGCAAATTCCAAGTTCGGCACGGAAAACTCCAAATTGTTCGCGAGGAGATATTGGTTGAGCATTGCGTTGTTCGCCTCGATCGGCAGATAATCCTTGTTCGCGGCGACAAATTCACGCGCAATCGACATGCGCGCCTGCGTGTCGAGTACCTTCCCCTGGCGCGCGATCTCCGTCGCCATTTCCTTCAGCGGTACGGCGGACTCTACCACACGTTGCACGGCATCAGCGCCTTTTCGTGGGTCTTGCATGTCCAAACCGACTTGCACGCGCTCATCGGGAGTCAGTGGTGTCGGCCTTATTTCGACTGGCGCCGGCCTCGCCGTCGGCTGTCGGGCGCTCAGAGTTTCAAAGCGCCGGCTCGAGCGATCAAGCGCACGTGCCACTTCGAGGTTCGCCTGCCCGAGTTTGCGAACGAGATCGCCGGGCGTGTCGGCGACAATATTGGTGAATCGCGGCTTTCCGCTGCGGTCAAGTATTGCCTTTCCATCTTCATCGCTAAGAGCGAAAGAGATCGTGTATTTTGTCTCGCCATCAACGGTGGTTTCTTGCATTTCCATTGGTTCGGTCATTGTGTCATCTCCATTTCATTTTTAGATTGCCTGCTGCGAGCTTCTTCCCCTTCCTGCAAAGTGCGCCAGTTGAGGTCGATTTCCTTCCTCACGAGTTCAAGGGTGAGCTTCATCGCGAATGCCACCGCGCCGATTCCATCGAGCTTCGTCACGCGCGCGGGATCGTCAGGCTGCACGCTGTGAACCTGCTCGAGCTGCTGCTGGACGTGACCGGCCATAATCTTTTCGATCAGCACTACCATGCCCGGATGCCTTGTGATCGAGCCGAGGTCTGAGCGCTCCGTAGGCGAAAGTTTTATGGGGTCGTGTTGCTTCATCCGACGAGCCCCGTTCCTTCCTGCTGCTGCCCGATCTGCAAAGCGTGTTCCGCCTGGAGTACGGTTGTTTTCTCGCCCGCGCGGGCGAGAGCTGAATCGAATATCTGCTGCGTCTTGGCTGCCTGTTCCTGATTGAATTTGGCCTGCTGCGCCTGATTCTGTTGCGCAGCGATGCCAGCCTTCGAGTTCATGTCGCGCCGCTTCTTTTGCTCCGCCGTCATGGCAGTAAAAAATTCCTGGCTGAATTTGAAACCGGAGATTTCCGCGAAACTCTTGAACCAGTCTTTGAAGTTGAACTGCATATCCGCTTCGGCTGCCGCGCTAAGCAGTGCCGGGTTAATCGCAATCTGTTCGATCACTGCGAGGAATTGCGCCATTTCGCGCTTCGGCCCCAGGTGCGCGCCTGCCAGGACTTCGTATTTCATCTGCGCATTGCGGAAAGCGACATGATCGAGCTCGAAGTCCGCCATCTCTTTTTCGGTGAGGATTTCGCGGATGGATTGCGTAGGCAGAAGTTCGTTGTTCAAATTGTCCATGATGTAAAGCCAGGGAGTGAAGACTTGCCGAACGAATCGCTCGGTGGGACCGTCCAGACGGCCGGCAGCCGCCGCGCCCACCAGACCAGCCCCGGTGCCCGAGCGCATTCCAGTCGATTGAATGCCGGCAGCGCCAGCACCCATCGTTACCTGTTGATTTGCACCAGCAGATTCCAGCGATTCGGCTTTGTTGTATTGCAGGATTTGCCACACTTCCGGCGGTACTTTGGGCATCTCGAGCAACCCGATTCCCTTGCGCACATCGTCGCCCTGGATCTTCAGGACGTCGCCCGATCCGAGCACGATTTGCTGTGTTGGCGTGTTCCAGCCCTCGATCATGGTGAAAGTGGGATGCAGGGGGTAGGCGGCGACTTCCAGGGCAAGATTCTCGGTTCCCTGAGAAACCATCTGCCGCGTGCCGATTACCTGCCCGAGTCCTTGGCCGATGAGGGAATCGCGCAGCGGACGCCATACGCTCGAGAGATACGTGTGCCCCGTGCCGCCGGCACCCTTCGAGATTTCAGCGAAAGGATTCTCAGAGTTGCGCACGAGGATGCAGTCATTGCCGTGGCAGAGCACGACGATAATCGCGTTGGCATCCTGGCGCTCGACGAGTACCAGCGTGGCGCGAAGAGGGTCAGCGCTGGTGTTGAAATTCGCCGGCATGGCGTGAACGAGTTGGGCGCGCATCCCTTCCGGCATGGTCATTACCGGACTATCGGACTTGGCCGTTTTCTTGTCGCGGAAAAACCAATCGAGAAGGATCTCTTTCGAGGGGATTGTGTATTCTTCGTTCTGCCTCAGGGCTTCGAGGTCGCCCCAATCGGCATAGGCCCACTCAACCGTCCATTTCGCCTTGCGGATATCGCACTCTTTGCAGGAGGGGTCTGCGCCTACGCGGGCGAGGTCTTTTTTCTCGATGAAGGGGCGCCGCACTTCTCTAGTGACATACTCAAACTCAATAGCGTCTGAGTCTTCCGTCTCTACGACGGTCTTAAAGCCTGTGGGCGATACATCGGTGATCGGCTGGCCTTTGCGCTTGAATTTCCTAAACCTTCGCGTCTCTTCGTGCCAACCCCATTTGAGGAACACTGTCCCGCGCAGCCCGCAATCGTAAATCGACGCCTCGATCGTCTCCGCGAAATTCATGTCTTCGAGTTGGTAGGAGAAAATCGCAGTCTTGGCCCGGATCACATCGTCCGATGTTCCTGGTCGCGGTCGCAAAAGAAACGGCGGGTCTTCGTAGGTCATGCCGCTTACAATCTTGGGCACAACTGCATCGAGCGTATTGGAGAGAAGGAAATTAGGGACGCACGCCTTTGTGCCGACGCCCTGGCCCCAGGGAGACATCGACTGCGGCGATTGCACTAGGGTATCGGCATCGGTCCACCGCGCAGCCCAATTGGTCGCGTTGATGTACGCGAACCAGGTGTCCATGTCGCGCATGGTGATTTCAACGGCCGCGGCATCGGTGTACTGATACCCGGTTTCGGTGAACTTCACGTCCTTGCGGACGATTTCGTGGTTCTGGGGAATGATCAGGGCTTCGGCCACAGGCCTCATCTCTTTCCCCAATGGATCGGATTATGTATCTCGTGGTGCCGTACCGCTAAATCCGCTTCCTGCTGCGCGATGATACGGACCCGCATCTCCCGGCGGAAAGTCCACCTACCCCAAAGCTGCCACCCGAGCGATTGAAGGAGTCTGTCCCATCTTGAAATCATCATAGATGGATACCTGAATCACCAAAGATCCATTGAGGGCCGCGATCCCGCACAGGTCCAGCCTCCGCCGGCATAGGGCGTTCGGGCGGCGGAGACTGGAAGGCTGTACGGTATTCGGCGTCGGCGTGTTGACGCTGAAACTCGTCGCGCAGTTCTTTTGCTTCGCGGCGCTTGCGCTCGGGCTCTGTTTCTCTCTGCGCCTCTCCGGCAGGCAGTTCGCGCGGAATGATGCGCTGCAATTTCGAGATAGCGTCGGGAATGTCGTCTTTCCTGCGAGGCGAGAATCCGGTGAAACGCACAAACTGCTGCGTGGTGATTTCCATCCAGTCGCCGTCGACGAACCACAGGCGATCGTCTTTTATTAGCGTCTCGAGCCCCTTCACCCAATTGCGCTTCGAGCCTGCATTCATATCAATTTCGCGCCAGTACAGCGGCACCATGCTCTTGCGCGTCGCCATCGAGATGCGCTGGATCTCCATGCCGAACAGTTCCCACCCATGAAACTTCTCGATTTCCGTGTAAAGCGCGTCCCATTTCCAGTGCAGTTTCACCACTTCTTGCGCCGTCGCCGAATCGCGCCACTTGCCATAAGCCACTTCGAGGATGTACAGCGAGCGCGTCTCAGGGTCCGCCCATCCCACCGCTCCAACCGAATAGTCGGATTGCACCTTTTCGCCGTGCGCCGTGTCCCACCTGATAATTGGGCGACGCACCCCCGTCAGGGGGCGCGGAACAGCTGTCAAAACAATCGTATGCCTCTGGATATCTTCGGCATCGAAGTGGACGAGAAGGTCTGATCCGGCCGGTTCGTTCAATTGCTGGCAGCGAAACTGCTTCTCGTTCTGCCGGCACTTCTTGATAAGCACACTAAACGGCATCTGCTCGGGGAAATACAGATCGACCATATGGGCCTGAAGCTGTTTGATCGGCAAAGCCGTAAAATCAGGCTTCACTGTCCAGGCCGAACGGCACAAATACTTCAGCGCGTTTGAATCGGGGTACTTCCTCCACTCCTCGATGCGCTCCCCATACCAGTCATCGGGGGCGTAGCGCGTCCCGAGATGATCCCTGAAAGCCCACTTGTCCGGGCGGTTCTGTGAGATGTTGTCGTACTTATCCTTGAGCGAAGCCCTGGTTTCTTCGGTATTCGAGTTCTGCTCGTTTACGACGTCATCACCCTTCCAGACGTCGCAGTGCCATCCGGCGATCGCGCCATCGATCGAATTGACAGTGAGCGTCGGCGTACCGGGCTGAGGGTGCATACGCGCGGGAGTTGTCAGAGGGGCGAGCGAAGTGCCATCTTCGCCAGTGACGATGTATTCGGGGAAGAGAGCCTGAAAATAGGTGACTTTGGTGCCTTCGGGCTTGTAGAAGAAGCCTTTTACTTCTTTCAGGAATTTGCGCGAGAGAGGACCGGAACCAGTGATGATGAAAACGCGAATGTCCGGGCACGCGAGCATCCATTGCACGCAATCGACTTTGTTGGCTGTCGACTTGAAGGCGCCAGTCGGGCAGAGCTGCAACATTTCCTTCTCGGTGGCGCCGTTGCCCCTCTTCAGCGTGTCGATGTGCGCGCGCATTTCATCGAGATGCCAATCCTTGTGGTACACGCCATCGAAGTTCTTTTCGACGAAGCAGGCCACCATTTCGCGGTGAACGTGCTCGACGAAGCCTGAGCCCGATTCCGTGGTGCCAATGCAGTCGTGCCCGAGCCAGTAGAGGTCTTTGCGCGCTCTGTCGCGGAGATCGAGCCATTCGCGAAATTTAGGGAAGTTGCGTTTGCCTTTGTAATAGCGTCCTCCGATCATTACATCGAAGGGATGCCTCTGCATCTGTACGTTCCATAGTTCGTGCAGTCTTTCGAGCGGGCGGCATTCGGAGCGATAATAGAGGTCTTTGACTTCTTCGCCTTCGGGGAGAATATCGTAGAAAAGCGATGTCCATGCACTGGAATGCTTGGGCGCTTTCTCGCCCTCGGTCGAGAGCTCGGTCAATTTGGCTTGTACCTTCTGCACCACATTTCACGCCCAATCGGCCACACGACTGTTCTGCACCGATTAGCCCCGTCCGAAGGAATGAAGTTCTCGCAGTTACTACAATGCTCGAGCTTCGTTCCATGCTTGTAATCGACCTGGCTGTGCGTCGCTTTCTCGGTTCGAGAGAGTTCGTGTAGTTCTGCCCAATTCATCAGAAAAAGAAACTCAGGCACCAAAAGAACAATCCGGCTGCCACGAGCTTCATGCGATAAGGCTCGATCGGTTGAGGCCAGCCGAACGCCGCGAGCGCAAACAGAACCAGAGCCAGGACCATGAAAATCAAATGCAGAGGGGCGCCGTGCGCGTTTTGCATCACATTCCTCCCGCGGGAGGAGCTGCACCCGCTCCCGCTTCCATCGCTTCCTCGCCAGGGGTTTCAGCCCCTGCGCCGAGATGCTGCTGCATTGAATCCATCATCCCGTCGTGATCCATCACCGCGTGCTCCACATCTTTCTTGGAATCCTCGCGGTGGTGGTGGTGAATCGTGTGCGAGCCGTCGTGGTGGTGGTGGACCGTGGTGTGGCTGTATTCGTGTCCCTTAGCCATTTTTGCGCCTCTTCTCGTAGGCCGACTGATACTCACTCTTGCCAGCCTTGGCCTTGCGTTTCTCAGACAGCATGATCGCCACCGCCTGCTTCTGAGACTTCACAGGTTTGCCGCTGGAACCTGATTTCAGGGTCCCAGCTTTCCATTTGTGCAGAACCTCATCCCACGGCATCGGATTAAGTCGCGGTGAGCGAGAACTGGCTCATCTTCCCTACGTTCAGGGCGTCTGAGACTCCGAACGTGACGCCGAACACGAAATAGTAATTCGTAGTCGTCAGATTCACGCCAGTCAGGTCCGTTGCCGTGACGGTCCCCGAAACGCCGTTGCAGACAAACACAGCCGAGAAAATCTGCATGACGCCCGAAACCGCATCGCTTTGCAGACGCGCACTGAACGACCACGGATAGTTTGCCCCGGTGGTAAGCGACTGCGCCGAGGCCAGGACAGCCATCGTGGTATTCGAAGTGGCAGTGAGCGACGTGCCTTGCTGGAACGCGAAGTTAAGCGTGGGCGATGTCCCGTGGACGAAAACGTACCCGCTCGCTACCACAGCAATCGCCTGCTGCTCATACTGGCCGGTCCCCGGAATCATGACCGCAGATGGGGCTATGGGGGCGGTTGCGGCCGGCGATCCCGTTCCAAAGATGGTAGGAATCCCCGAAAGGTTCGCAATCGCGTTGGGGAAAATCTTGGCGACTGTTCCTGTGCCGCCGACGCTTACCGGCGTGTACGCACCAACTCCAGGTGCTACTGAGAAAGGCTCTGACATGATCGTATCTCCTCTTTTTCGACGGGTTCTCCGCCGGCGCAGAGGTTCTCCCCGCGCGGGAGCACATCATTGTGGCAGAGCATTGTGGGTACAGAATTTCACCGAGTCGCGGTGAGGGTATTCCTGATTTGCGACTGTGTCAAGGGTGACACGGTATTTTTTTCGCCTTCGATGAAGGTCAAAGTCGACGATTCTGCCCCCGCTGCTCGGTCGATCGCCCCCTCCAGCCACTTTCCCAACGTGACTCCCGACTGCGCCGCCGCTACCTTCGCCCTCCGCCGGTGCTCCTCCGATACCCCTCGAATGTTCCAGAGCTTCATTGGAATGCCGCCTCCCCGCAGACGTGCAAACTCCCATTCTCGTTCACCAGCTTCCCATCCGCCCGCCTCGATACCATCGCCCGGCAATTCAAACATTCCCTCTTCACCGCTGCCTGAGGCTTGAACGTCTCCTCATTTACAAGACCTGTCCCACTTGCAACCGTTACTCCCGTATCCGCGTCGACAAGATCGAATGGTACCCCGATCCCTTCCACCAGCAGCCGCCTGCAATACGAACTCAATGGCTCATGCCCTGCCTTCTTCCCCAACTCCACTAACTCCGCCCCTGTCAGCATCACCTTTACTTGCTTGTCCCTCTTGTCCATGATTGGCCCTCTATGGACCTATTATCATGTCCATCTATGGACTACAAGGACTAAATGGGTCGGTACCATCGCCAACCACACAGGCCCCGTATGGGGCGCCGACCCCCTGCCGGTCGGCCGTTTGGAAGCATTCTTTTCGCTTAACATAATAAATAATTAGCGGAAGTGAAGCGCTAACACGCTGATTCTGCTGCCATTGCATTATGACCTGCGGTTCAAATTGAGAAAAGCCCTGGGAATGGCATAAAAGACACGCGTGAATTGCCCGTAAATCCCCGATACACAGCAGCTTAGCTTGGTAACATTTTGTTACATCGCTATTCGAAAATGACCGAATCGCACAAAGTGTGTCAATTTTGACACAGTTGGAGATAGCCTGGGAATCGCTTGTTAATGTGCTGTGGAAGTCATGTGCTTTGAAACCCCAGGATCGATCTAGTGACAATTACCGAGCTATTCACAGGTGATTATCCGGGCATTTGCAACTAATTGCATCACATCATCATTATGTGCTTGACAAGTCTGACATGATTATGAGAATGTCTGAATGTCCGCGAGACGCCAGTCTCAAACGAAACGGACGAGGGAGCAAACGAAATGACCAATTACAAGGTAGGAGATCGAATCATTCAGTGGTGCTTCGGTGATTCTCGGTATGAGCGCGTGGTCACTGTCACAGCGAAGTATGACGACGTGAAGAATGGACGCCCTGGATTTGATGGTTACACTCCAGACGGTTTAACAGTGTGGGGATACGATACAGACGTTCACGTTGTGATAGGCAACGTTCACACTTCTAACTGTGAGTGCGTCGCCTGTAAGCCGGGGGTGCAATCATGAATCAATCATTTGACGTTTATAAGGACCGTGATACGCGGGAGTTAGCTCTTAAGGCTTTTCCTGAGTACCGTGGTCGCAAGATAAAGATTGAAGTACAGAGCTATCCGCTGAATTGCGCTTCCTATTGGGATGGCGGTTCGCGCAGCTATTTCCGCTTTGTTCGCTTGTCTGATGGAGCTGTGTCAATGCAGCTGCCAGCTCAGTCCGCGTTCGACAAGCCAGTAGCAGGTATTGATTCAGTAGAGCTACCAGAAGGGATAGCGTGCGTCGAGCACATTATCTTCTGTGGCAAGGATCTAGGGTTAAGGATTCACGTTAACCCTGCCAATGTAGCGAAACTCCTGCCAGCTTATCAAGCTGATGCTTCAGACCCCTGGGTTGCGATCAAGCACGAGTCTTAGACCTGAGCGTGTGCGCCTTTCGCAGAGACGCACGCGAACAAGCCTAACGAGCTAGTTCAAAGGGAGATAGCGATGAAAACTTACGACGTGGAGCTTGGATTAGATGTTCGCATGTATGCCTATGTGCGAGTTGAAGCGCGTAATGCGGCCGAAGCGAAGCGCAAGGCACTGAAAGCCAATGCTGCTGGGGATTGCATTTTCGAAAACTCATGCTTCGAGACAGACCTGGCCGAAGTAGTCTGCGCTTTGGCTTTAGAAGATGGCGAGGCGTCCCGTGGCTGACCTATTTGGCACTGAGTTTCACGCACAAGCCGGCGAGGATCTTCAGACTGGATTGGACTATCCTCCTCCAATTAACTTCTCACTAACCGAGTCTTACAAGCCGCAGCGTATTGCAGACTTCGTAGGGCTCACCAAACAAAAGACTATCCTCGAAAACTTGATTGCACAGCCGCGATGCTGTGGCTTGCGATTCCTAGGCACGCCTGGGACTGGCAAAACTTCAATGGCGTTTGCATTCGCTGAGGCTATTGGCGCGCAGATTCACCACGTACCATCCCAGGACTGTAACCTCGAGAATCTAGAGAGAATCGCTCGAATGTGTCATACAGTTCCCTACGATTGGCACAAGGGTAAGGCGTGCAAGTGGCACGTGGTCATCATTGACGAAGCAGACGAAATGTCCAAAGCCTCGCAGACGTTCTTGCTATCGCGTCTGGATGGTTCGAATCCATGCCCTAGCACCATATGGATTCTTACAGCCAATTCAGACGATCGGTTCGAGGATAAATTGCTGTCTCGCGTGATTAAGCTCCCCCCGTTTAATGGGTATGGCATGGGAAACGAAGTACGCGCTCTTCTCGCTCGAATATGGGCAGAACGTGCCGGCGGAGCTCCTGAACCTGATTTCGCTCGAATGAATACGGGGAACGTGCGAGAGGCTTTGCAGTCTTTAGAGGTCGAATTGCTTTCAGTCTAAGAGGAGAATAGCAGACCATGAAAACTCAACACGTAAAAGTAGCACGCGGCTGTACTTGCGAAGCATATCCGTTCTGCGAGCACGCGCCGAATGCTGTGAAAACGCAAGAGAAAGCGCATATTACACCGGGACCGATGCTGCGAGCAGCAAAACAGTACGTACATCAGTGCCCGATGTGCAATTCTGGCCAAGAATGCCAAGATGACCTGTGCTTTGAGTTTAGGAGAGCGCTTGAAACCTCCGCACAAGCCATTGCAGCCGTACCAGACCTGATTGCGGCCAGCGAGCACGAACTGGACCGAGTCGGCGGATCCGGAGGCGAAACCGTGAACTATAAAGCCGGCGATCGAGTCCTAATCCACTATCGGCGAGGCGCGAAGCTCGCCGAGATTATCGGACCGTCCGCTTTTCATCGCGGAGAGTACGTCGTCAAGATCTGGAAAGCGTCCTCGCAGAGATGGACGCGCGCGATCCGGCGCTCGGCCGATGAAATCTTCGGACGAGCGTCCGAGTCCGATCTCCGATGTTGGCGCTTTCCGGAGGCGAAACCGTGAACGAGGAAGCAAAACAAAACGGAGGAGGTAAAACGAAAATGAGCCGAAGCGGTTATACGGACGACTGCGAAAGTGACTGGGGGATGATTTGCTGGAGGGGAGCCGTCAAAGCGGCGATCCGCGGCGCAGTGAGACGGACGCGAGAAGTGCCGGAGCTGTTTCCTCTATGACGATCAGAGCCAGAATCACAGCCGAATTGCGGGCAGCTCTCACTAAGGCTGGTGTGCTGTGATCACTGAAACCGTTCGTCGCGAGTGTCATCGCCGTGTAATGCGTCAATTCTGGGCTTTTAGATGGCGGGCGTTCTGGGCATATCTATTGGGGTGCGTTCAGGAATACAGTTCGCAAGGTGCTTTTAGCTGTGCTGCTGGTAGCCATGCTGCTGATCTCGGTTGCCGGCGGTTTTCAGTATGCCCACATGCTGCAGGTAATCCATGATCAGCAGGAGTACATTGAGTTAGGTTGCAATGGCAGGTATCAGGGGGCAGAGTAACGGTCTAGCTTCGCGCAACCCTGGAACCCTCCAGGTGTGCGGACGTTGAGGGTCGTCCCCTCTCACTCCGGGTACGCAAGCCCGGTATTTCATCCTGCAGCCGACTATTTATTATCCGTGAAGTTGAACCAATTCCATGGATTCGCCTTTCGTGCCCATCCCCCACCGCCCCCAGGAGTAGTGCCCGGAGGCCCAGACATGTTACAGCTGTTGCACGGAGGCCAGCCGCCGCCTCCACCACCGTTGATAGGCTGATTCGTCACCACGCACCCATCCGACATGCAACCAAATAGGAACCCTATCAGATGGTCTATCCCTCCTGAGAGCCATTCGGGGAAGTTCATCGCCGGCATCCGCATAGGCCCCAGTATCATCCCCGCGCTCGAAGCATCACCCCAGCCCCCACCACCCCCACCACCGAACGCCCCTTCGGGATATGCGTTATTCGTGGCGCCCACTAAGAGCGCACCAAACAGCACTAGTACTGCCACTAGCACCAACTTCATAGTCACAAAGCGTGTGAGATTCATGCGTCTCCCCTTTAATCCATAGCTCCTATCACATCGTCAAGTGATTTAGCCAACAAGTAATACCCACCCGCTTCTCTGAACGCTTCCTCGAACGCGTGTTGGTCTACGGACTGGCTGCCGTTGGGTGCTTTGCACTCAATGCCCCATATCTGGGCCTCAGAAAACTCCCGATGGAGGGGGTCGGTTGTAAATGTCTTAACCCTGCGAATCACGAATATATCTGGTGCGCCCTTGGTGCCGAACTTGATGAACCTGCGATTCTTACCGGCAGCTACGACCATTGCGCCTGTGTTGTTACGCCACCAGAAATACCGCTTGAGCCTGAGCCAAGCGATGATTGTGCGCTGAATGTCTTGCTCTCTGAGCTTATGCACGTAGACCTTCGAGTTTGGATTCATGTGCGGCGCAATTTTTCTAGTAGTGTTTGGTTGCATCAACGGCTTGTCAGTCGATATAGGATTCATCTTCCACGCTCGCTCCGGGGGTGTGGGCCTTCCTACGGGAAGGCAGAAGCAGCAGCAAAACCACGAGAGAAACTATTCCATTGCAAACCTAAACAGAATCTTTAGCACGACTTTTGCCACTCTTTTTGGAATCAAGAATGCTTAGCTGTAACAAAAACTCCCCAAACGTGTCAGATTTGACACACTTTTGTGTCCAAAGAGTAAACAAAATACCTTTCTTTTGTCGCACAACATCAGGAAAAGTACTTGACACTGAATTGCGCCGCCGCCGCATAGTGGCACTAGCCCGTCGGCTCCACAGTTCTGCTGCACGGAATCGGCGCAAACTCGTTACCTAAAACTCGGAATCTCTGCCTTGGGCGGTCCTGCCGCTCGAATCGAGGCTTCCAGCTTCCCCACCAGCACGCCGCCTGAGTGCTTCACAAGCTTCTGCGCCATCGCATCCAATTCCTCGATGAAGCAGCAGACGGCGGCCTCCATCGCCTTGATTACCTTGTCATCGCGCATCCAGCGCATCACGAAAAAGCCAAACTCTTCCGGCAGGCGCGGATCGTAGGAAACGAAATCAACCCAGGCGCGCCCCGAACAGGCTAGTTGCCAGTTCAGTTGCGGCAGGTATTCTTCGGGAACCTCTTCGGCCAGTAGGTAAGACAAGTGCGTGGTGGTGGTGGGCACCTTAAACTCCACCAGGCCATCGTCGCCCACCAGGCCATCGGGTGATGCGCCGCTGCGAGGAATCGAGGGGTGCCGGATGTAGCCGATGCGCTCT